AGCTAATGCTGATTGGTTAGATAATTACGTTAAACTAACCATTAAACAACAACAAAAGTTGCAAATCACATTATTAAATAAATCAGCAAAACCCGGACAAACGGTAATCATGCACTCAGAAAATTGGTTGATGTATTTTGGACCTTTTGTTAGATATATCTCAAAACAATTAGAAAAAAATCAACCAACTAAATGTTATTTTCATACTGGAAAAAATACTCAAGATCTTTCCAATTTTTGTAAAGATAATTTTCCACTTGAAAAAACAATTTCATTAAATAATGATTACACTCAATTTGATAGATCAGAAAGAGGTGATGCATTAATGTTTGAGATTTATCTCATGCATCATTTTTGTCTACCTATTGAATTGATTAATAAATATTATGAACTTAAATGCTCTTTCGAATTATTTACAATTGATAATAGAAGAATCGGGAATCTTTGCACTTTGAGGCTTTCCGGTGAACCTTCCACTTTTCATTTTAATTCATATTATAATTTGGCGGTTATCCTCACTGCTTACAAAATAAAATCCACAAAACATGTAGTCATGATAGCTGGAGATGATTCAAATATAACACCAGCTCCACCAATTAATTTTAGCAATGCTTCTTTAATTGCTAAATTACATTTACAATTTAAAATTGAATATACTACTCGACCATTGTTTGTAAACTATTATCTTTCTCCTCATGGTGTTTGCAAACATCCTTTATCATTATTAGCTCGATTTTTAATTAAATCTTGCAAAAAAACAATGCATCTTAATTTTTTATCAATCAAATATGAAATTTTAGAATCTCTCGCTCTTGGTTTCCATTTGCCTGATATTTTAGATTCCATTGAGATGGATGCATTATATAGTATTATTCCACATTTTAAAATAACTACATTTGACTTCTATCAACACTCTGACTCTTTAACTCAATTCATCATTCAAATTTCTAGTTTAAAAAGTCATGGTAGAAGATTAAAGTATAATGATCGTATCAAATTATTATATGCTTACAGAAATTTGGATAAAAATCAAAAAGAATATTATTATGCAGAAATGCTTAACTATATTCAAGATCTCGAATATTTCTAATTTTTCCACAATTTTTTTCCTTTTTAATATTTTA